CGCACGCTTGGCATTCGATGGGGTTGTAGGTTTCGCTCACGTCCCGACGCATCCGGCTGAGTCTGCCACAGAGTGACTGCTCCGCACCCGGCGTGAATCCGTGAGCGACTCCGACTGTGCCGCCATCGTTGATCCTTGCGACGATAATCATAATCAGTTCTCCGTAAGGTGAAGTGATGTTCTCCGCTGCCTGTTGTATCGTCTTTTTTCCGACCGAACTTGACTAGCAGGTTTTCTGTGCAGGCAAAAAGAAACCCCCGGCCAATCGAGTTGATTGACCGGGGGAGATCTCATCCGGCAGAACGTCTGGCCGTTACCAGCCAACCGTTTCACCGACAGTCTGTAGATCGTTCTGGTTGACCGCAGCGACCGCCTCGTCTCGTTGACGGGCGACCCTCGCGGCCTTCCGTTCCGAACTTCGCTGATTCTTCAAGCCTGAAAGTTCGTTCTTCTGGTTCTCAACCTGGTTGCACTTGTTCTGCAAGGTAGCTCCCTGTTTCTCAAGTGCGGTCGTCAACCGAATCACTTCCTTCTGAGCGTCAGACTCAGCTTTCACCAGACCCGCAATTTCAGTTTTCATTCCGGCCAGTCGTTTGTGATTTCCGAACCAAGCGATAACCGGCATGATGGCACGTTGCCCAAACCAGTCAGTTGCCCGGTACGTCAGCCACAAGATGCCGACCAAAGCGAAAGCCTGCGTTGCAAGAGTGACGAGCGTTGAAGTATTCATAACATCCTCGATTGATTGAGTAGGTTAGTGGTATTCTTCGCTGCAAAGGTTATCGCCTTTTTTCCAACCGCTCTTGAATAGTCTACGAATCGCGATACCATAGGACTGGGCGGCCGGATAGCTTGGGCGAGTGTTGGACTGTCCGACTGTCGGAGTGTTGGAGTGTTGGAGTGTTGGAGTTTTCTCGGCGTATAAATGTATGGTCGTTGTGATGATGACTGTTCGCCCTGTTTACAGCGTATTTCATGCACGACCGCACGCGATCTTAACTTAACAGAACAGATGTTATCGGACGGTTTGTATACCATATCTTGTGCCCGAAACCTGCTAGTATCGCAATATATAGTGTCCGATTCCCGAACCGACCCCCCTCCGATCCGCCGAACAGAGACGTTAGTGAACCTCCCTCCACGGAGACACGAAAATGGGAAGTCGGTTATCTTGGGTCTTCGTCTCTCTCGTAGGGCTGGCATCCATACAGGCTTTTGCGGTTGCCGCGATTACGGCGATGGTGGTATTGTCCGAGGGTAACGTACTGGGGATAGTGATCTCCTTGGTACTTGTGAACGCTACTCTTAGCACGGCCATGTGGAGCTGGTGTCGCTTTTGTGAGACTCGTCTCAGGGAAGCGGAGTGGCGTTCGGCCAAACCCGTGGAGAAGAAGCGATGAAGCGTCTGGGACTGGTTGCCTTCGTGGCCCTTGGTATTCTTTTTTTGACCCTCGTTGTGGCCGATGGGGCGGAGCCTAATATCCCCCGGCACTTGCAGGACATCTCTGTCACGATCAAGGCGGATCGGTCAGAGGGTAGCGGGGTCATCTATGTCAGGGACGGCCAGTGCTTCGTTTGGACGGCGGCACACGTCGTTGACGGCCTCCGCAGCCAGCGCAGGGTCGTGGACCCCAAGACGGGCCAGCAGAAGACTGTCGTGGAGTTCTCAGACGCGAAGGTCGTCAAGACGCTTATCGAGAGCGGCAGGACGGTAGGCCGGTACGAGTTGGACGCACAGGTATTGAAGTATTCTGGGGCCGATTACGGAGAGGACTTGGCTATCCTGCGGGTACGGGCCAAGGGCCAGTTCAAGTCAGGCGTCTCCTTCTACAGCGGGGAGAACCCGCCCGATCTGGGAACCCGGCTCTACCACGTTGGATCCCTGCTCGGAAGCGTCGGCAGCAACAGCATGACCGACGGGATTGTCTCCCAGCACGGCAGGTTGATCGGCAAGACGATCTTTGACCAGACAAACGCCACCTCTTTCCCCGGCTCTTCTGGCGGGGGGATCTATCTTGCGGACAAGGGAACCTACGTCGGTATGCTCGTCCGGGGTGCCGGGGAGGGGTTCTCCCTCTACGTCCCTATCCGCAGGATGCGGGCATGGGCCAAGACCGCCAAGGTGGAGTGGGCTATGGACCCCAAGATTGCCATGCCGACCAAGAAGGAGTTCGACGCCATACGGGTCGAGGACATCGGCAAGCGGGGCTGGAAGGTGGAAGCCAAGACAACCATCTACGGGCACGTCTACGGGAAGACGAAGATCCTCAACAGGGAGCGGCCCCGTGTCATCGCCAAGTGAAGTTCTCGCCGCGAAGCTCAAGTCGGAAGGGAAGTTTGAGCAGTTCAAGAAACGACGAGCCGAGCTTGTCGCCGACGGTCTTCCCAAGACTGAAGCCTATGCGGTAGCGGCCTCGGAGTTCGGTGCGGGGAACGCTCCGAGTTTGCCTGCTCCACCTCCTCGTGAGCGGGAGCGTGCCGAATCTCCGAGGCCCACCGGGGAAGTGTTTGCCGGTAAGAGTTCCTCCCTGCGGGAAGATTACCAGTGGGTGTACGAGAACATCGCCGTCAGCAGCGTCGAGCCGGAGGCCGCTCCGTCGTCGGGTGCTTGGGGGCTTCTGGAGTTTGCCAAGCACGACCCGAAGGCGTTTTACGTCGAGTGGATGCGAATGGTTGGCAAGCAAGTGGACGAAAACGCTGAATTGAAGGGGTTTATACAGGATGCCGCCCGCTCCACTTCTGAAATCGCAAGTATGCTCCGATCCCTCGGGACTGCCCCTGTACAGGATGGTGCCAAAGGGGATGGAGGAGAACCTGAAGGCGAGACAGGCGATGTTGACGAGGGCGGCGTCTGACCGGGAGTACCAGCAAACTGTCTGGGACGCCTGTTCTCGCGACATCCTCTACTTCGTCAACCTGTTCTGCTGGACTTACGACCCGCGTAAGCCCAATCCGAAGATCCCCTTTATCACCTACCCCTTCCAAGACAACGCCCTCCAGTGTCTTGCCGAGGCCCTTCCCAGCCGGGAAAGCCGGGGCCACGACGTAATCATCGAAAAGTCCCGCGACATGGGGGCTTCTTGGATGTGCCTGACGTTGTTTTTCTGGAAATGGACGTTTCACCCCCTCCAGTCCTTCCTCATGGTATCGCGGAAGGAGTCCTTGGTAGACGGGTCAGCGGATTCCCTGTTCGGGCACATTGATTTTCTGATGAAGGGTGTGCCGAAGTGGATGCGTCCTAATTGCATCAGGAACAAGCTGAAGCTCATCAACACCGATAACGGGTCAAAGATCGAGGGCGAGAGTACCAACGACAACATCGGGCGTGGCGGGCGTCGTACTTCAATGCTGATTGACGAATTTGCGGCCTTCGAGGGAGGAGGTTGGGAGACTCTCTCCGCAACGGCGGATACGACCAACTGCCGGTTGTTCAATTCCACGCCCTGCGGGACGGGGAATGCCTTTTACGCCCAGAGGCAGAAGGGAACTCCGAGGTTGAGGCTGCATTGGCCGGACCACCCCGAGAAAGGGGAGGGCCAGTGGACAGACGACGAGGGGAAATTGAGGTCGCCTTGGTATGATGCAGAGGTCGTGCGGAGGGCACACCCTGTTGAGATCGCGACTCAGCTAGACATTGATTACCAAGGAAGTGCCTACCCGTTCTTTCCTCCTGAAACCCTTCGTGAACTGAGGAGGGATTTCTGTCGTGAGCCGGACCACGTTGGAACCGTCTACGTCCAGCCCGGATTTGAACCCCTCTTCGAGGAAAACGATAAGGGAAACCTTTTGCTATGGTGCCTGCTGGACAGTAGCGGCAATCCGCCTAGCGACCGCGATTATGTTGTGGGTTGTGACATCTCTCAAGGTACTGGTGCAAGCGACTCCGCTGTTTGTGTGGGTGATCGTCTCAGCGGCGAGAAGGTGGCCGAGCTTTGCACTAATGAGATGTCAGCGAACAAGTTTGCAGAACTCGTGGTCGCCATTTGCCGGATGTTCAGGGGACCGGGAGGACGAGGAGCCTTCCTTATCTGGGAAGCAACTGGACCCGGAAGAACCTTTGGCAAAACCGTCGTAGACGACTGTGGCTTCTCGAACATATACTACATGACTGACGAACGATCTGTTCGTAAGAAACAGTCCGACCGGCCCGGTTGGTTTTCGACAGGCGATGGAAAGAAAGACCTACTCAACGACTACCGCAATTCGTTGGTAACAAAGTCTTTCATCAACCCGTCAGGTCGATCATTGAATCAAGCCGGGGAGTTTATTTACCTCCCCAACGGCAAGATTGAACATTCAGGGTCGGTCAACTCAATTGATCCGACAGACCGGGGAGATAATCATGGTGACGTAGTTATTGCTGATGCCCTCTGCTCCAAGATTCTCGTAAAGGCCATGCAAGCACCGGAGAAGGAAAAGCAAGGACCACCTCTCATGTCACTGGCTTGGCGACGAGAACAGCGGGAAACGTACATCGAGGATTGGTAGATGCCAAACCCCAACAACAAAAAGCATCTTGCGAAGCTCCGTCGTTCGATGGAGTATTCCCGTTACAAGCTCCAGCCCTTCCGTCAAAGACACAAGGAGGCTGTTGAGCAGTCTGTCGGTGTTTATTACTCCGACAGCGGTGCCAAGAAGCCCGTCCACGTCAACTTGATGGAGCTTGCCTCCAACATCTACGAGCGGCAGCTTGTTTCTCGCCCCCCGCAGGTCAACGTCTTCTCCCGCAGGGAAGGAGCCTCCCCGTCCGCCGAGAAGCTGGAATCGGTAATGAACGACCAGCTTCGTAACTACGAGATTCACACCGAGCTGCGACGGGCTGTTCGTGCAGCTCTGTTCTCAATCGGGATCATCAAGGTTGGGCAGTCTTTCGAGGGGACTTACGAAATCGAAGGGCACGAGATCGACAAGAACGTGCCGTTCGTCAGCCACATCCTGCTGGATGACTGGGTTCACGATATGTCGGCCCGTGACCTCCAAGAATGTACCTTCATGGGCCACCGCTACCTGATGGACCTCGAAGACGCGAGATCGAACCGGGAGTTCAAGGCCAACCTCCGCAAAAAGCTGAAAGCCGAAGATCTCACGAACTACAACGAGGGCGGGGACGAACGGATCAGCTCCCTGACTTCTGACGGCACGATGCTGCAAGAGAGATATATCGACAAGGTGGAGTTGTGGGAAATATGGATCCCCAAGTCCAAGCTCCTTGTGACCCTCGGACCAAACGAAGGGGATCCACCCCTTCGGGTGGTGGAATGGGACGGCCCCGAGGCCGGGCCTTTCCACATGCTCTTCTTCAACGAAGTTGACGGCAACACCATGCCCTTGGCTCCCGCTATGCTCTGGCAGGGACTCCACAAGATTGTCAACGGTTTGTACCGAAAGCTGGACCGTCAGGCGGAGCGGCAGAAGACAGTCGGGGTTGTACGCGGGCACGACACCGAGGATGGCGACAGGCTGCGGAAGGCAAACGACGGCGACGTTGTTTCCATCAGCGGCGGGATGCCCATCGAAGAAGTATCGACAGGCGGGATCAGCCAACAGAACTTCGCGTTCATGCTCCAGTCCAAGGAGATGTTTAGCTGGCTAGCAGGAAACTTGGACGCTCTCGGCGGTCTGGGTGCGCAGTCGGAAACTCTGGGACAGGACCAGCTTCTCTTCTCCAGTGCCAACCAGAGGGTTGCGGGGATGCAGGATGCTGTACGGTTGTTCACCAAGCGAGTCATCACGGACTTCGGCTATTACCTCTGGAAAGATCCTCTGGAGGAATACCCAGCCGAGGTTTCGATGGACGAGTACGCTCCCATGAAGACTTCTCTCTCCCCGGAAGAGAGGGAGAGTCACTCGTATTACAACTACGAGATGGACGTTGAGCCGTACTCGATGCAGTTCCAGTCCCCCGGCCAGCGGTTGCAGACACTCAACCAGATTGTTCAGGGCGTCATCATGCCCTCGATGCCCCTTATGCAGCAGCAGGGGATGGGCTTGGACATGGGTGCGTTATTGAGAATCTACGCTCAGTATTCAAACATGCCAGAACTCAACGAGATCGTCACCCAGCAGGGCCAGCCTCCTGAGCAGGGGATGGGGAGGGATGCGGAATCGCAGGGGAAACCTCCGGTATCTCACAGCATCAACGAGAGGATCAGTCGGCCCGGCGCGACGCGGGGCGGAGCTGAAAGCGTCCTCATCAACAACTTGATGGGAAGTAATATGCAGGGTGGCGAGCAGGCTGGCGC